CAAGCGCATCGTCCCCCTCACCCTAGGCGCCGCCGCCTTGCACCCGGACTTCCCGAAGACGACGTCCCCAGGTTTTCCCTGGGTACATCAAGGTTTCCACACCAAGAAGGATGTTCTCGAGAGTAAGTCAGCAACTGGGCTAATTCATCGCGCCTGGGACATGATTGGGAAAGGTCATCCCTGGTCACTCCCCGACTCTATCGCCTTCCACCGCGTTGTCGCGTCTCCACGTGACAAGACGAAGGTTAGACCTGTCTGGGGCTACCCCATTGACGTTGTCCTCGAAGAGGCGAGGTTCTTCCTCCCTCTACTTGAGTATCTCAAGAAAGAAGTCAATGTTCGAGACTCCTTTTATGGCTTGGGCATGGAAACTGCTCGCTCTGGCCATGAACATCTTGCCCGGTCTTTTCACCAACCTGGCATTCAACTTAGTCTCTCGGGCGACCTGACAAATTTCGACGCGCGTGTTCCAGCCTGGACTATTCGAGATGTGTTCGCACACACTTCAGACTGGTTTGACTTTTCACAAGTCATTGATTCGGAAGGGAAATATTGGAACGTCAATACTGATCAGTCGTGTCGTAGGTGGAAAGCGATGGTTTCCTACTTCATTAACACCAAGGTTCGCTCTCCTTCTGGTCTTAGGATCAAGAAGTCGAGTGGCGTGCCCTCTGGCTCGATGTGGACAAATTTCATCGACACCTGTGTCAACGCTGTTCAGTTCAGGACCGCACTCTATCGCGTCACGGGATCACTACCTGCCAAGGATTATTACTACGGTGATGACAGTCAAGTCTTTCTGGCGGTGTTAGCCATCTCGCTCGAAGCGTTAGCTCACGAGTTACTGATAACGTTCAACGCTATCCTTTCTGTGGACAAGACCATTTTGACAGATAATGTCGAAAACATCCACTGGCTCGGGTACTACTACCGGCCAGGCGGCCCTCGCCGCTCAATGGATTTCATTATCGCGTCAACTCTTTTCCCCGAACGCGAGGTCGACTCACCCGTTGAGTCTTGCGCTCGTCTCCTCGGCCAACTCTACTCGTGCATGGACCCCCATGCAGCCGTGCGTTTCTATGATTGTATACGATACATCATGGTTAAGTACGAGTTGACCAAGTCCTTTGTCAATGACTACGTTTCCTCTAAGCCGTCAAAGGCTTTCAAGTATTTGACAACTCTTGGTCTCGACGTCTCCGACATCAGTCTACCTGACTGCTTTGTCGATCCGTTTGGAGACAGGTACATTCCGTCTGTGATGCCGCGCCCCTGCCCACGCCCTTTCACGCCCTTCCGGAACGTTCACCTTCCCGCATACGCGTTCATTCCTGAGGCTTACCAGAACCGGTTCCTCCGTCATAAACTCTTCAAAGATTTTACATTATTTACACAAACATTTTCTTTCTACAATGAGTTCGACGAGGACCAAGCCTATTTTACGGACTAGCACGTTGTTCAAAACGATTCATG